CGGCATCAACCTCGCGATAACTCTACCAATGTGTGGAAGGGCCCCACCAACTTTTTATAGGAAGATCAGAGTTCTGAGCTTTTCCAACCACGGACTATATACAATATACAAAGTCTACAACATGGCTGTGTTGGTCCCTCCCAGATAACGCACTGGGGCACTGCGGTCCTCCTCCCGGAGGTCATGGGTTCTCTCTTCTTTATACTCGTATAGTGTACGAGTCCTCACAGGCCCAGGACCCACGACGCCACATACGTGGTCGAAGCGGTAATCGTAGTCTCAGGGCTCCAATCAATAACAAGGGTCTGACCCACAGCGGTGACATTCACATAGAATGCAATGCCACCCTGGGTGCTACTGAGAGCGCCAAGCGCAGTGGAGGGGAGTCCAGTCGATGCGGCCGTGCCGCTAATGTTAGGACTACTACCAATTCCAGTGCCAACCACAGTCTGATTCACGATGTACGTACCGACTTGGTTGAATGTGAGGGTGCCGTTGCCTGTATTACTGACAGAGACGGACAGCTGCCCGGTTTGAAGGGGCGCTGTGCCGTACGGTGCAGTCTTCGAGACAGTACCACCCCCCACAATCTTGGCTTGTGAGAGAGGGCTGACCAGACCCAGGTTTGGCTGCGGCGTGATAAGCTCCACGTCATAGGTCACGTAGAGTTCACCCACCGCAGAAGTATCTGCCATACCCTGGGTACCCACTTGAAGGTTGCCGACATCATAGGTCTTGATGTCGGTACCGGCCACAGCAGAGGTGCGGATGTACCGCTGCACGCCGAACTTCAGAAGATCTGCCTGATCACAATTCAGTTGAGCCATAGCCCAGGCCGCACAGTCAATGGCTGTACGCTCCTGCAGCTGCTGCGACTTGGAGGTCGGTGCAGCATCTGCAGCGTCCCAGTCGACGGACAGGAACACCTTTCCCGTAGTAGAGGTGCCCTTCTCGGTCTTAAACTGGAACGACAAGGAGTTGAATTTGTAGGACTCGAAGAGAGGTGCGAGACCGGAGAGCCAGGGAAAGGTTGTGAACAGCCCTGGATTAATGCTAAGTTGTGAAACCGCATAAGCCACGCTGCCCGCCACATCCTGGATGTATTCGCGGTGACGGACCCGGATTCGGAGATCCCCACCTCGCGTTGAACCCGCGAAGCTTGGTCTCGACGAACCCATCGTCTGAGAGACGGCCACCGGCGCCTGCTGAATCGCCAGTGATCCGTTGCCGGAGTTATTAGACCCCCCGGCTAGTCCGGCCCGCCGCGCACGACGTGTACGCGTACGGGCCGCTTGGTTCTTGGGCTTAGTGATTCCGGCTGCCTGCGCCCTGAGCGCTAGGAGCTGGTTGAGCATTGCCTTGGTCTGCTTTGCCTTCGTCTTCACCATGCTTGCGGATTAGTTCGACCTTGTCAGTTGAAGAACTCTCCAGACGAGAGTTTTCCGGGTACCACCCCACCCGGAACAACACCTCCAAACAGGACTGCAAGTGCCTTGAATGACGCATCTCATACATGAACTGTGCCAGTACATCCGCGTGCCCTTCCTTCTGATTTAACAGTCGGTAAAAGGTGCGCGTCCAATTCTCTGGTTCCGCGATCGGTTGCCCGGTCGTGCCTTCAGAGAAAACGGAACTGCAAAATTCGAATGAACGAGCTTGACAGGGTTCGAGTGCTTTCATCCTGTGCCCTATAGCGAGGTACCTATCACGAATGACAGCCCAATCCCGCGTAGCACACTTTTCTATGCAATCGTCCCCCATGGCCCGCGCCCACGTTGAGCCGCAGAGATAAGCAGCCACCACACGCATCCTGGAGTTACCCGAGGAAGTAGTATAGCTACCGCTCTTCTGTATGCCCGACTCAATTTGGGCTATGAGAGTGCCATCCGATAAGGAGAAGACCGAATTAGACAGGCAATACGCACGTGCGCGAGTCACCTCCGCGTACGCTGAATCGGTTGAGGCACCTGAGAGGAGGATCTGCATTTCTGCGTTTCCTTCCAACTCCCAGTCCTGAACACTCCAGTCCCACCCCTCCACGTCCGTTTGCACGGCTTGGTCAAGGTGAGGGCTGATAATGTCCCACACAATTCGTATTTGCTCATCACTGAATCCGATGCCCGGCACGCTTGGAATGCTAAACCAGGTTCGAATCTCAGCTCGGTTCTGAAGGCCAGATACTGCGCGCTCAACGAGCTGATCTACTAGCGAAACACTGCAAATCAGTCGGAATCTACGACTCTCAACCTTCTCCCTCTTATGAGGCTCTTGTTTGACAAACACCCGAATAGGATCGCAATAACCTAACTCGACTAGTTGCCTAGGGGTTTTACCTCGCCACTGGCCATCAAGAAAGAGCCGGACGCGCTCAAGGACTGCATTGATCACCAGCGTCTCATGTTGCTGTAACACAACAGAGTTCTCGCGACCAAGTGCAATCAAAGGCACTCCGGGACTCGATTTCTTAACGACATCACGGCGGATTACTCCACTAAGGTCTAGGGTTTGGACTTGCGACTCGAAAGTCTGATCGAAATCTTCATCGCGCAACCCACAAGGGGTCCGTGTTTTCGGATATAAGACCAGAACTTGTGCTGCCACGTCATTCCAATTACTTGGCTTGGGGGCACACACGTGTCGTCCTGCTTGATAAAGGAGACTGTCAAACTCGGCTTTTGCACCTCGTTCAGGCCAGCTCCAGTTGCGAAGCCCCGGCATTAGATCTTTACCGAGCGTTGCCGCCGGCGTCTCGACTTTGCGCCCCCCACCGGGGAACCTGCCGCTACACTTGCCGACCCTTTCGAGTCGGATGCCGCTGCCGGTACCAATGGGTTCACTTTCGTCGAACCAGAAATAGTTGCCAAGATCGCGGAGGATTTTGAGATTTGGGGTCCCGAAGCCTCCGAAACGGGCCCACCCAATTTTAAAGACTCCTTACCACGTAAGTACTCTTCCTCGGTCTTGAACACTGGTGGAGGGGGAAGAATCATTGCTGACTCACATCCTCTAACAGGGACCGGAGGCAAGGGCTTCCGAGGTGCTTGACGCTTAATCTCTACACTCTCCTGCACAACCAACGGAGCTGAGCTCAACGCTGGAGGCGGAAGAGGAGTAACCCTCGTAGCTTGTACGTTCGTGAGGGACGGGAGGATCAATTCTGACTTGTCCTCCTGTCTCGGTGTCTTTGGAGCACGATAGGGATCCTCCTTCTTCAGGCGCGCTAGATACCTTGCGGCTTCTTCGCTTTCCTCCGAATCTGAGTCCCCACGGATCGGCTCCATGAGTGGGCCACGCTTTCGCGTGGTGTTGACATGTGACTGCTCGTCCATATCCGGAGTGCGGAATTCCTCCCACACTTTATCGGGATCGGGAATGGTCTCGTCTATGTCTTCGTCTGCCCATCGTCTGATACCACGCGCTTCAAGGCGAATGTCGTCCCTGGAGTACTCAAACCCTCTGGCGGTCAGGCGTGTTTCCACGGCGGACTCCTCATCATCAAACTGATGCTGCATAATGAGTTCCTCCATTTCTGAAGCTCGTTCATTCTGCATCGCAATCATTTCTTCCTGAGAAATCTCTGACCACGCGTCACCCTTCCACGGCGTCTCCTTGCGGAGGAACGTTAAAAGGCACGCTAGACTAGTTGCTTTGTTGCTGGCCGGACCGGAAGGTGATGCTCCTGTATGAACAGCGAGCACCTTTCCGTCGGCGATCAATGGCGATCCGCTATAACTGGGTTGGGTCCACGACGTGTGCGTTAACGAAAACAGAGAGTTCTTGTTTGCAACTGCGTCGCCGAAATCGTACTGTGGTTTTCCGAGCTTAGAATATCCGTAGACCTTCACTGCCCGTACAACCTGAGACGAGACCGCTCCCAGTGTAAGCGCTTTAACCTGTAGTACAGACCAGACGGCCTGCGGCACGCACAACATCGTGATATCCAACTGACTAGCCTTCGACTGCAGGGCAACTTTCCAGCTGCGTTCTACAGGATGCGTTTGTCCGTTTCCCACCATTAGTAAGTCGTACGCCCGCGCATTGTCAAGGACATGAGTCGCTGTGACAAGATACGTGCTACGGTTAAAGGACATGCGAAAACCCATTCCCACTATTTGTGTGCCGACGCGCAAAGAGACTAGGCCGTCAGGCAATTTTGGAACCGATTGTGGGATCTTCCCGGGAATCGCCATCTCCTTCCCACGCGATTGATTTTGCGGGATGGAGGTAGCGAGCAGAGCGACACTTTGAATTGGATCCAAAGCCACCCTAACAGGAGTACCATCTACTCGGATCTCGAGGCACAGGCCATTCTCACCGTCATTAGCGACAATTCGAACATCCCGCGCCTCAACAAACAGAGGAGCGAGCGGAAGAGCTGTTCCAGCAAGCCGGCGTGCCCGAAGGTACGCACGTGCTTCCCCATACAGTCTCCTCACATGCTTTGCTAAGTAATAAAGAACACCCATGACGCCTACGAAGCAAGACGCCGCGAACCAGGGTCGGAGGCGATCAGGGAAGTTCAACACGAAACGAATTCCGTGGAACGCTGCCCAAATCGCTATCCTAGCGAGCAAAGCATCGCAGTAGCCAGTGTAACCCGACCACAGCGATGTCAAAGCACCCCAGAACACGGATGCAAGGAGCACGATCGCTCCCCACACACCGAGTGGTGACACCCTCATAACCAAGTCATCCTCAAGCAGAGGAATCATCTCGCCGAACACGCTGCACGATCGTAACCTTTGGAGTTGTGACCTGCTGCGAAAACGCGTAAGTATAATTCTTTCTGCCTCGCGGTTCCTGTAACAATTTGTGGTGGTGTATAGTTG